GGCGCGGCCAACGTCGAAGGCGAAGACAAGGCGGGGGCGCGTGGTGCGCTTGATGCGCTCCAGCTCGACGCGCAGATCGGCCAGGAAGTGTTCGGGCCAGTTGTTGGTGGACATGGCCGAAACCGCCACCTTGCGCACCTGGCACAGGGCGGTGGCGTCGAAGATGCCCTCGGTGATCAGGATCTCTTCCGCCTTGGCGATCTCTTCCATCGAGAGGCGTGGCGGAATCCAGCAGTGGCCCTTGTAAGTGCCGCCCTTGCGGAAGTGGGCCTTCTTCTCGAATCGGCCGGGCCGGTCGATCAGCCGTTCCCAATAGGTATCGCCCACAGCGAAACGGACGGTGGCCGAGGTGTGGCCCGTCTTGTGATCGCGGTAGAGTTCCTGGGTATAGCTGCCGCGCAGGAGGCGCAGATCGAGGCACCGCTCGTGCTGCAGATAAGCATCGGCGGTGGCGGTGGGGTTTTCCTCGGTTTCGGGGAAGCGCTTGGACCAATCCTCGAACAGATCGGGCAGGGCATCGCGCACGGTGATTTCCCACCCGCAGCGGTCCTGTCGGCCGCACCGCACGATTTTGGGATCCTTGGCAGCGGCAAAGGCTTCGCGCTTGCCGCAGGCGGGGCAGGTGCCCTCCTGCAACCAGGCACCCTTGGTCTTGCGGAACTGGTATTGGGCCTGGAGGCCCTTCAAGATTTCGGCTTCGAGGTTCACGCGGCGCGACCCTCGATCAGCTGGCAGGTGCGCAGCACGAGGTCACGGCCAGCGGGAGTGAGGGCAAATCTCGCGCTGCTTTGGCGCATTGGCTCGCGGGTCAGCTTTTGCAGCGCGCGCTTCCAGGCGGCATCGGTGTATGTCACCAGCCCCTCGCCCTCGCCGAAGGGTGCGCCCTCGATGTCGACATAGGCGGCAGGCGCCCAAAACTGCAGTTCGGCAAAGCCGGCGACGGATGCGAGAAAGCCCCGCTCGGCCGCATTGAGGGCTGGGGCGGTGAGGCGCAGGGCGTGGTCAAAGGAAATCCTGCCCGGTGTGGGCAGGGCGCGTTGGCTGGCGGCGCGGTGTGCGCTGGGCATAGGTCCCCCTCCGGCGGAATCGCCGTTGAAAAAATTCTCGGTCGTTTGGGTGCTGGCGGGCGGGTGCCCGGCCGGATCAGCCGGTGAACATGCTCATCTGGCTGTCATCCTCGCCCTTTTCCGGCGGCATGACGTGGGGCACCTGGTCGCGCGGGCAGACTTTCAGATCGAGGTCCGGCCGGTCGATCAGGCCAGGATTGAAGCTGTGCACGAACGTCAGCTCGTTGAGCCAGGTGTGGCCGCACCCGGTATTGGTGCAGTGGCAGTGCAGGTGTTTCACCGTGGCGGTGATCCGCTCGCTGCGGCGAACGAAGCCGGGCGCCTCGCACTTGGGACACAGCACGAAGGCGCGGTTCGCCTGTGTTCCGCCCGATCGCATGCGGAATTCCAGCGGCGCATGGATCAGTGGCCGCGATTGTAGATGGCCTTCGCCGCTCATTGGGTCCCTCCCGTGGTGGCTGCGCGCGGATGAATCGTCACGTTTCTGAAGTCGTCGAGGCCGCCGTCGCTGCTGCGATCAATGGCAGCGAGGCCATCGGTCAGGGTGTCGATTGCTTCTTGCACTTCCTTCTTGGCCTCGCGCCGCGCCGCCGGGCTATCAGGCTGGCTGCTCACCTTGATCATCGCGGCAACAGCCTCGCCGGCTTCCTTGGCGGCGCCCATGGCGATTTCCGACAACGATTGCCCCGCAACATCCTGCGCGGCGATATCGAGGCGCAAGGCCATGAGGCGGTGGAACGGCGCATAACCGCCGCCCCGTTCGATAAAGGCACGATCAAGGCGCTCGGCATCGATCATGCGGATCTCGGTTTCGCAATCATGGTCCGACCACAGGCGCACGGCCCGGCCGGAAACACCGCAGATCGCACCGCAGGTGTCCCAACCGATCACGGCGGCAACCCCGGTAAGCGTGGCCTCATAGGTGAGGGGTTCGCGCCGTTTCGTCACTGCTTGATCCCTTCATAGGCAAAGATCAGGCGGTCACCGCGAATCTCAATGGAATGGGCTGGGATGGCAGTTCGCTTGCAGAAGTCGAAGTTCTCGACAGAGACGTTGCTGGGAAGATGAACCTTGTAGCCCAGCGGGTGACGCTGCACCCGGTAATCCCAATCCCTGCCCGTCACGAACTGCAGGGCACATTTCCCAGCATCAGGGCCGACGCCGATGAACATAATCGCGCGATCGGTGCTGCCGCCGATTCCCAGCTCTCGGCCAAGGAGTTCGCCGACATAGATCGTGAGGCATGGCAACGGCGGGCTGTCCTTCCATTGCACGACAATGCCATCCGGTGCGACTGGAATACGCTTGGTTTGGTATGTGGGAGTGCGACGGACGCGGAGGAAACTCATGCGCGAGCGCCCTTCGTTTCGCCGAAGTTATTGAAAGAGACGCGATTGCTTCGGCCAACTACGCGGTTCGGGAAGATTTCGGCGCACTGATCGACGCCGGTCCAACGAGGCGAGGAGGGTTGAAGGGCGACCGGATAAATATCGGGGCGCAGAGCATGACGAGAAACACCATAGAGGTCTTCGGCCAGCAGAACATATTCAGCGGGCAGTTGCTTCGATTGATGGATGATCCGCCACATCGTCGATTGTGGGATACCGAGATCGCGCCCGAGTTGGCTGACAGATCCAGCCTGATCGCGGCAGGCGAGCAGTGCTTCGTAGCGTGTCATATTTCTATTCATAAATGGCTAGATAGCCAAATTTGGATATGCAGGCAACCTGAAAAAGAATGGGGCGGCGTTATTCAGTTTTGGGTAGGTGTTGCCACGTGGTAGAATTGATCCCTGAACGTCTGACGGAAAGGCGGAACGCCGCCGGCATTAGCCAATCCGAGTTGGCGCGCCGCGTGGGTATTGGCCAGTCGTCCGCGAGCCGATTGGAGGCTGGTGGTACTCGCAACCCGAGGCAAATCGTTCAAATTGCCAGAATTTTGGGGACAACTCCGGAATATCTGACGGGTGAAACCGACGATCCACAGCCCACAACTGAAATCAAGCTGGTGGCTCCTGCCAGCCCCGCGAATCCAGACCTGGTGGAGATCGCCGAATTCAACCTCGCCTATGGACTGGGCGGAGCCTACATCCACGATGCGCCGGTCGAGCAGGCCATGCGCCCGTTTTCGAAAGCATGGGTGCGGCAGTTCACGCAATCGCCGATCGAGCAGCTATTCTGGGCGACCGGCAGCGGCACGTCGATGATGCCGGCGATTCTCGACAGCGACATTCTGCTGATCGACACAGGCCAGCGCACACCGCGCATGTGGGACCACGTTTGGGCAGTCGAAATGCACGGCCTGGGCATGATCAAGGCTCTGCGGCCCGGCAAGGAAGGCGCCATGCGCATCCTGTCCCTCAATCCCGATTATCCGGAAGAGGTCGCCTACGACGGCGAAATGAACGTGATTGGTCGGGTGGTGGCGATCGTGCGGAAGATATAGTGCTCTAGTATATCGGATTGTTAGATTTCGCTGCTCATGAAAAGATGGGGGGGTTATGGCAAACGATGACATAGTGATACGTTTTTTTAATGATGACAAATCTGAGGTTATGCTGGATCCAAATTCATTTGGATATATAGCTGGTTCTATTGTTGAGTGCTTGCAGGAAGCCTCAAAATATGCAGCTTTGTCTGATAAGCTACGAGAATTTCTCAACGAACCTATTGTAATTAAGGTTGTCGCCGTAGATCGAGGTTCGATCAAGGTGGCGTTTCGCGCGATATTTAATTTCCCTAATAAATATAAAGAAGAAATCAACAATTATAAAAATCTGGCCGAATTAATGACGATAATATGTAGTGCAGTGGGGGCAGTTGCTTTGCACTATGGATTTTTCAAAGTTGATCTTGACATTAGTGAAAATATAAAGAGCCAGATTGTTCAAATCGCGAATAATCCTGATTTTAATAAAGACAAAAGGCTTCCGATTGCATTGGAAAATTTTTCGAGCGCAGTACTGGATGCTGGAGCTCAGCGTGCTGTAATCATGTTGCCGGATCAGCCTGATTATGAATTTAGCCGGGAGGCGGTGCATCCACAGTTTCTGGGTATATCCGGTTCCTCGATTGACCCAAGATATTTGCATTCAGCGTTAAATGCTGAAGTGAAGATTGGTGAGGAAGCGGGAGAATTTGAGGTATCTGGCAAAAAGGTAAAGTTGTACTTTGCTCAATTGAAAATGAATGATTACCTTAATAGTCCTAGTAGAGAAATGAATTTTTCGGTTTTGGTTAAATGGGAATCGAAATTCGAGGTCCCGAAGGAGAAAGACGGCTTTGTAACGATCTCAGGATACATGAATGAAATTCGCCCTCCAGATAATATACATTTTAGCGGGAAAATTACTCGTGAGCTTCGTAACGTGTCGGCGCTACTAACCGTGACAAGCCGGAGGATGGATGGCTGATTTGCGGCCATTCTGGAACTTAATCCCGTGAAGTGAAGGGCGGAGGGAGCATGTCTGGATTTTCATGGGGGAGCCCGCGGCCTAGATAATACTACCCATGAACAGCGGTAGCCAAGAGATGCACTAGCCGCGCTAATCGCGCGCGGTCAAACGTCGATCGCGCCGGTCGGCCGTGATCGCTATGGCCGGTTGCGGGCGCAGGTGCTGGTCAATGGCCGCGATGCAGGCGCCTATCTGATCGGTAAGGGGCTAGGCCGCACCCGGCGTTAGGCGCTCCGCAATTCGAGCCGCTGTTTCAGGCCGCGAGCGATAAATATTTGTGATTGGTATCGTGTCTTCAGGGGGTGGTATGTCAAGTGAGGTGTTAAAAACGAGAGAGGAATTAGAAAGAGAATTGCAGGATCAAATATATTTTTTAAGAAAATCGTCGAACGAATACGATAAAGGTGAAAAAAGAGAGGCTAAGAGAATTGCGACCACATTGTATATTTTGTTGCACGAAGGTGCGCAAAATAGGTCGTTGCTCAAAAAACTTGGCCTCCGCACCAAGCTTCCATTGCATAGTACGGCGCTGAACGGGCCTCCCGATGGTTCGGTCTTGCCTAAAGGATTGACCGGGAACTGGATGGGAGTCGCTCCGCCTTTAACGGTGCTCGTAGCTCGCGGAGGAGAGCAATTTGCATTCGAACCCCACTGCTCACTTTCGAACGATATGGAGCCATGGTTTAAGCGGTTGCGCTTCAACGAGTGGTGGGAAGAATCTGTTTCTTCGATTGGACGGCGTCCTCTCTCGCGTAAAGGTTTGGTGCACTTCGTGCGCTCCCAAGATGGAGGTGCGCACGCGGACATCAAAAGAAAGGGCGAGTCCTATATCGAATTCGTCGAAAATGCGGCGCCAGATGGAATAACGTTCGGTAGCGGTGGTAAAAATTACACACCGCTTGGAGCGAATTTAGCCACCATTAGACAAATTGCGTGGGAAGTGGATAAAGCTCTTACCGATATTGGTTACTAGAGGCGGCTCGAATTAATGCCCGGAGAAGCCTCTTTATGGCGTCTGGATTTTCAGTATCGACATCTATGGGTGAGGGCCAATTCCGCCAAATCGCGGCTAACACATGGCGGTCAGGGTTTCTAATCCGCTCGACGATCGCGGCGCCATCATCCTGCATCTCCTGTGATCCTCCTCGTTATATTAGCATAAAGAACCGATATGATCACACCGGCCCGCACTCTCCTGGCGCTAGACGCTCTGCAACTCGAGCCGCTGTTTCAGGCCGCCTGCACCTGTAATGGTCTCAAGGCTTTCCACCAGCCAGGATGTGCCGTCGATCGCGCTGGTCCAACCTGACAGGGTGGCCTTGGCGTTGGGCTGGATCTGCATGTTCGCCGTGGCCAGCTCATAGGTGAACGTGCGCTTGCCGCGCGCCCGTTTCTTCGCCTCGGCGGTGGTGGCCTGCTGGGCCTCAGCCTCGCTGGCATATACGCGCTTCAGGCGTTTGCGGTTGGCGCCGGCGGTCTTGTGGGTGCGGCGCTGGCCGGTCTTGGAATCGTGCCATTGCGCCTCTGCCCCATCATACTGCCCGCGATCGGCCTGGCGGCAGGACCAGGTCCAACCGCTCTGGCGGGTGAGCGTGATGGTGGGGATTGCCTTGCCGGTGGCTGTGGTGGCGCTGCCCACGGGCATGAAGATGAGCTGTTTGTTCTTCCACGTCGCCACCGCGTCATAGCGCTGGCCGAGATCCTTTACCAAGGCGTGGTCGCTCTTGTTGTGCTGCTCGAGCAGGACAATGGCCAGACTGGCAAGATCGGGGTGGACCTGGGCGGAGAGGCCATTGCGCGCGGCGATGGCGGAGAGGAGGGCGCCCAGCGTGGTATCCTTCCACACCTTCACCCGGCGCTGGCGCGCGGTGCCGGTGAAATCGGCCGAGCGGGCGCGGATGATGATCTTGTCGGGCGGGCCGCTCTCTTCCACCTCGTCCACCCGAAACGCGCCCTTGTCGACCAGGCCGATGATGACGTCGTCGCCGCTTTCCCAGCCCAGCGCCAAGCGGATGTATCGGCCCGTGCTGGGGGCTTTGAGCTGGCCATCGTGGTTGTGGAGGGTGAGCGATAGCGCGTCTGCCTCCCCCCCGCGCTTTTCGGTGAGGGTCAGCTCGAGATAGCGCGGGTCGATCTTGTCGGCCAGATCGGTGCCATCGTCGAGAGTGAGGCGGATACCGGCCTTGTTCGCGGCCATGGGTCAGGCCTTGCGCTTGAGCGTGACGGTGAAATCGATGCTGCGCGGGATGCCGCCGGCCATGATGGTCTGGTGGGTGAGATCGAGGCCGACGATCACATAATAGCCCCAGACTTCGCCCAGGCCGTTCATGAGTGCCCAGGCGCTGCCGGTGTCGCCCATGCTTACCAGCGTATCGAGCGCGCTATACTTGCCCGCGATTTCCGGGATGCAGCTGCCGCCGATCGTCACGTCATCGTCGCCAGGGCCGATGAACTGCACGGCCGGGCGGGCGCCAAAGCGCTCGCTCGCCTCGTGGCGCCACGTGATGCGGCGCTGCAGCTCGGAATAGGCGAGCGTGTCCATGCCGAAGATGAACATGCCCAGCGTCAGGAGCTGACCGGGAGTGGCGGCCGATGCCATCAGCGGCCATCCGTGTCATAGCGCGAGCGGGTGGAAACGCCCTGCGCGGCTTCCAACTCGCGCCGCACCTGGCGTGCGAGGTCCTTCACGTCCATGCCGGGGGCGGCGTGGACGTGGATGACGATGGAAGCGGCGGCAGCGGGCACCGAGTTGGCGGCGCGTGCGGCCGGGCGGATCGCGGCGGCGGGGGCCAGACGGGGCACGGCCGACGCGATCGACGGCGAGAGCGAAAGCGCGCCGGCTGACGCCACGCCGATGGCCATGCGCCGCGCAGCCTGGGCTGCGCCGCCGCGCCCGCCGTCGATGCCCAGGCGCAATCCATCGGTGATGTGGCCACCCATCGCCATGAACACGCGGGACGGGGACTTGATTCCCAACGCCGCGGCGAATCGCGCACCCACCGCCCCGGCGAGATCGAGAAAGGCGCGGATCACGCTGCCGGTCATCGAGGCGATGCCCCGGATCAGCCCGCCGATGATGTTCACGCCAAAGCCGAAGAATTTGCCGGCAAGTCCTGCCAGGAAAGTGCCGATCGTTATCCAAGGCTGGATGAACGGCGCGGCGATGCCGGCGACGGTGCGCACCATGCTCATCGTTGCGGCTTTGATCTGGTCCCAATGGCGATAGACCAGTGAGGCGGCGTAAACGATCGCGGCCAGAAAGGGCGTGAAGATGACCATGGCGCCCAGGAACAGATTGCGGATCGTGGTCCAGTTGCGCTGGAAAAAGCCGGAGATCGGCCCCCAATAGCGATAGACTGCGTAGGCGACGCCAGCCACGGCCAGCACCGTCAGGCCGATTGGGCCGGTCAGCAGCGTGAAGCCAGCGGCGAGGCGGGGCAGGAGGCTGGCCACCGTGCCCAGCGCCTGGGCGCGGCCGAACAGGCCCCACAGCGTGGAGACCGGTCCCAGGACGCTGCCGAACGCGAATTGTAGCGCGCCGATACCCAAGCGTGCCGCTACGGCGCCGGCCGCGATCGAGGCGATCGAACTGGCCAATTGCGGATTGGCCGCTGCCCATTGGCCGACGCGGTCCATCGCGTTGGTGATGGCACCGAGAAACGGCATGAATTGCGGCAAGAGCTGGGTGCCCACCACGATCGCCAAGCGCTGGAGCTGGCCGGTGAAGTCCCGCCACTGGACGCTGGCGTCACGTGCTTCGCGATGGCCGAATGACTGATCAATCGTGCCCTTGCTCTCACTTTGAAGGCGGGCGCGCATTTTCCGATAGCCGTCCATGTCCTTCATCAACGCAAGCAAGCCCATCTGCGCCTGCATGTCCTCGACCACCCAGCCCAGCTTCGCTTTGTCACTACCGATTGCTTTTTGTGTGACGGTGGCGAAAGCCTCCATCGAGGACATGCCTTGAGCTTTGAATTTCTTCATTGCTGCGGGAAGGTCTACGCCGAACTTCTTCTGGAAGGCGTTTATCACGGTGGGCGAGTTGATCTTGGACAGCAGGTTGGTGATGTTGTTGGCCGCTTCGTCCGCATTGCCTGCCGTGTTCATGGCCATTTGCAGAGCGGCCGTCAGATCTGCGACTGCCGGCGTGCCCACATCTCCCAAAGCTTGAAGGCGCGCGGTCAACGCCGGAAAGTTCCGTGCCATATCGGCAACCTCGAAGCTGCCAATTTTGCTGCCGAGCGCCATGATATCGAGCCCTTTTGTAGTGTCCGCCAACGACACTTGCAGGTTGTTGAGGTTGGCAAAGGCCGCTGCGCTACCGTCGGCCAAATCCACTTTCATGGCAGTTGCCAATCGACCGATCGGACCAATCATCTGGATGGCCTGGCGCGGATCCATGCCCTTGCCCGCCAAGACATCGATGCCGGCGCGCATATCCTCGGGCAACTGGTGGGAAGCGCGGGCCAGTTGCATGATGCTGGCGGCCATGCGATCGGTCTCGGCGTTGGTCAGCTCGGCCTTTTGCTGGATATCGACCATGCCGGACGAGAAATCCATGGCGGCCTTGCCGGCCAGGATGAACGGCGCGGCCATGGCCACGCCGCCCAACATATTGTCCTGCCCCCGGTTTTTCAGTTCCTGGCCGCGCCGGGCCATGGCGGCCACATCCGCATTGACGGCGGCGAGGCGGCGCTGGCGCTGCAACTGGTTATTCACACCCTCAATCGAGCGTTCGAGTTCGCGCTCGCGATTGATCGCCTCGGTCAAGTTGCCGTTGCCCTGCTCGATCTGCCGGCGCGTGGCCTTGAGCTGGTTTTCCAGCTTGCGGTTCTCGCCGGTGAGCGCCTTGATTGAGGTGCTGCCCTGGCGGCTCAAGCCCACGATGTTGCGTAGCGCGCCGGACATCTTGTCGACGCCGACGAAGTTGATCAGCAGGGATAGCTTGTTGCTCATGATGGCTTGTCCTTACTGCCCCACATTCGGTTCCAGCGCTCGATCGCCTTTCCGCGCCAGAGCATGAGATCGGCCAGGTCGAGCGCCTCGATCTCGGCCAGGGGCCAGTGAAAGATCGCGGCGATATCGGCGATCATGTCTTCGGCGCGAATTCCCCGATCATCGCGGTCATCATCTTCCGCTCCGTCGCCGACATGAAAAAACCGCGCACCACTCCCGAGATCTCGGCCAAATCATCGGCGCCCAGGTTGTTTGCTTCGGCAGCGGTAAGCGGCGGGTTGGAGATGCGCGGGATCAGGGTGAGCATGGCCACCACATCGGTGCGCAGCAAATCCTGCAGCGTGAGGCCCCGGAGCGCACCGCCGCGCGGCTTGGTCAGGGTGAAAGACGCGATGGTCTGTTCGCCGCGCGTGATCGGTTCGGACAGGTCGATCGTGACGGTGCTGGGATTGGCTTCGGCGGCTTCTCGCGGGGTATCGGCCATGTGCGGGGCTCCTGGTGGCGGGGGCAGGAACGACCGGGGGCGGTAAAGAGAGAAACCCGCCCCCGATCACCATGACCGGCGCCCCGCAACAGGACCGGCATGGATTTGCGACATCGAATTTCTGGAGTGCGGCAAGCGCGTGCGCCAGTAGGGTGGCGGGTAGGGACGGCCATTACCGCCGCGTAAATTGGTAAGGCGCAGGGGCATTATTGCGTCGCGAGCATTATGGTTTGTGACGATCCTAATTCTTATTCGATAATTTGTCTTTCAAACGAATTAGTGAAATGTCCACGAAATTATATTAATAATACGTTTACGTTAATATTGACTTTGACTTGTAAATTATTTAGATCATATGTAAAACTCATCCGAAAAGGGCTATGATTATGACCTATGTCGATTCCGCTGATGCTGTTCCGGCGACGAGCCGCTCTGATTTGTCAGCACGGCTCAACAAATCTTTGATGGTCTATCTGTTGGAAGCTGGTCGGCAGGGTTATTTCTATTTTTCCACCGCGAACCTGGCAAGCGCGGTCGCTGCCGATACGGCCCAGGCCTTTTACGTGCCGCCTAGCACTGACCTCAGCGGCGCGAGCGGCTCCTGGGTGCGTGCGGGCGGTTCCGATACGATTGCCGACGTGCGCTGGTTTGGCGCGGTAGGAGATTCCTACGCCGACGATAACACTGCGATGCAGGCGGCAATTTCGTGGCTCAATGTCAAGCGCGGGCGCACATTGCAGATTCCCGCCACGGATGGAGCCTTCACGTTTTCCCAAGACCTGGTAATTTTGCAAGACAATGTGCGGATTGAGGGCGTGGGCGGCTACGGTAGGTTGCGGGGCAACGGTGGTATGAGGATCGTGCTGGGCCAATCAATCCCGGGCGATCCCGATACAGCGGGCAGAGTCACCAAGCTGGGCACCAAGGTGTCCTATTGCACGCTCTCTTCGCTGGCGATCCAGCCACAAGGCAATCACCCACGCGAATGCGTGCTACTCGACTATGCAGATAGCACCGTCATCGAATTTTGCGACATCGGTCCTTCGACACAGGACGGCAGCACTTTTACCGTTGGGATTAAGACCAACTGGGTTCAGTGGGTCTATATTGATCGCAACCAGATCAACGTGAACGGCGCCTGCCTTTGGCTGCGTCGCCCGACCACGCACACCCAGAACGAAGATCACTTTCACATCACCCGCAACCAGCTTTACATCGGAAAAGTCGCACCGACTGATGGTTCGACCCCGGCCAACATCGTGATCGAAGGCGATCCGAATTGCAGCTATGCCATGTTCGAATTCGAACTAAGCGGCAACCACATCGGCAAATTTCTGGGGGGCAGCACCGCTGCTTCCACAATGACAGGGGGGGTGCGCCTGGTCGGGAGCGACCCCAGCGGGGAATTCCGCAGCCTGCACAACGCCTGCATCCGAGACAACTTCTTTGAATACGTTAACTATCCGATCGATTTCTTGCGTGGGCTTTCGGGTGCCAACGATTCCAGCGTGATCGATTTTTCGGGAAATACGGTGCTTTCGGCCAAATTGGTGTTCAATGGTAGTGGGATCAATAAGCCAGCCGCCACGCTCGGTGCCAATTATTTCCTGCAGTGCGATACTTTGGTCGACGGAATGAGGTGCTTGTTCAACGGTTACAATCGCAGTTCGTCCGTCGCAACGCTTTCGGTTCAGCCGCTGAACAATCATCGATTCAACCACAAGCAGACGGGCGCCGGATCTTTATCTGGCGTACGGCTTGAAGCGCGTGGCACCACGGCGGCGGCGGCCGGCCAGACTTTTTTGGATATCACCCACGGACTTTCAATGATCCCTACCGATTTCAACGTTATCGCAACCACGTCGGGATGGACGCCAAATTTTTGGGTTAGCGCGGCTACTGCCACTACATTCCGCATCAATTTTGTTGATCCAGGAGCAACCAAATATTTGCGTTGGACGGCCAGCGTGGCTGACGTTTGAAGAGACGCCTGCTTGCGAGCCGACGCAACGATCGGTTCGCAAGCATGTCGTGGCAAATATTCAAAAGGTTCTGCGTGCTGGCTCATTGGTAGAGACGCCAGCCGGATCAGCTGGTGAGGATGGCCATGATCTCGGCATAGCGATCGACGCCATCGACGCGGAACACGCCCGCGATCATGTCGATCTCGACCTCTTCGACGCCGTCGACCACGCGGCGGTAATAGGCCACCGCGCACTTGTATTTGTGCTCGGTGTCGTCGCCGGCTTTGGACTTGCCCAAGTCGATTTCGGTGTATCGGCCGCCAAGGTAAATCTCCACGGCCTGGGCTGCGCTGCCGTCATCGGCCTGGTATGCGCCGACGAGGCGCAAGGGCGCGCCGGCAACGTCCGTGGTGCCGAATGTGCGGATCAGCTCGGCAGTGTGGCCGCCCATGGTGACTGTCGCCTCCATGGGCTCGAGGCCCTTATCGATCTTTATCGGGCCGATCATGCCGCCGCCGCGCCAATCATTGGTGGAGAGCGCCAGCTTAGGTTCTTCGAATTCGCCGATCACGCCCAGCCAGCTCATACCGGCGCCATAGGCGTTGATGTTCTTCAGTTTGCGGGGGAGGCCCATGGCCGGATCCTTTCAGCGTGACGCGAGTGGAGAGGGGGATCAGCCGGTCACGCTTGCCGCGAAGCCGGTGTAGTAGATGTCCGTGATCACCAGGTTGACCTGCGGGTTTTCCATCGGGGCACAGGGGGTGAACTGGATGCGGAAATTGGGCCGGCCGGCGGCCAGCTCGGCCGAGGTGTTGGCATCGGCATCGAAGAATGCCTGGGCGCCGATCACCTTGCCGTTGCGCACCAGCTTGCGGTACTGTGCGTTGACGGTTTCGAGCTGGTCCTTGATCAGCGCCACGGTCATGGGCTGGTCGAAGAACGGGCTGAACGCGGCGGCGATCACATCCTGCAGCGCGTAGAGCGTGCGCACCGCGCTTTCGAAGACATACTGGCTCTGATCGTCGCCCGCACAGGTGCGGTTGCCCCAGAAGCGGTAGCCGGCCGGGGTGCGAATGATCGTGGTGATATCGGCATCGTTGAGCAGGCCGGCATCGGTGTCGTTGTCGAGCAGAT